AATGGGAAGTCAGTTGGACGGAGACAAGCGACCAATTTTCCCATACACCGGCGCAGCAGGACTCATGGGCATCAACGGACTCGGCACAGGCGGCGTAACACAAATGAACACGTTCAACCCATTGGGTTTGAACTTGGTCGTTGACCGCGCATTTGCCGACAACACGATGGTTGTAGCACGCGGATCTGCGATTGAGTTCTACGAGCAAGTTCGTGGAATCATGTCAGTAGAAGTACCTGCAACCCTGGGTCGCACATTCTCCTACTACGGCTACGTCTCAACCTTTATCGCAGACGGCGATCAGGTTAAGTCAATCGCAATCGCCTAGTCGAGAGCGGAGCATCCGCTCATGGCAACATACACGGTTACCAACAAGTACCTAATTGATGACTTCGCCGTACTGCAACTCCTGACCCCCAGCGAGATTGCAGTCGGCCAGTCAATCACGGTCGCAGGCGTTGACGCCACATTTAACGGCACTTACTCTGTGCGCGCATTGCCACAGTATTTGTTTATTGGTGTTGATACTGAAGGCGATCTGCTTTACGACTATCAGATGCCGATTGCAGATCAGGTTCTTTACGCTAAGACCGCTACCAATGTCGAGCGCACCGCTGCGTCTGGCACCGTCTCGTATGACCCTGTTTGCAGTTGGGTGACTGCCGCGCAGGTCATGTCTTACCTTGGCATCACGATTGCTAACCCGTCTGACGATTACACGTTGCTCACGCAATCTGTGTCGGCTGGCAACCAGTTTTGTTATCGCAGGCGTCAGGAATCGGGCTATATCGACTCCCTAACGACCTCACCAGGCGGTGACGCAACATTGGGCACCTTGATGTATTGCGCCGCTCTGTGGCGCTCCAGAGGGTCAATAGAGGCAACCTACGCCACGTTTGACGGCATGGGCTCGGCACCACAACAAAGCCTGACCCCGATCGTCAAGCAGCTGCTTGGCATCCCACGTCCAGCGGTTGCCTAATGGCTTACACCGACCTGTTCAACGAAGCGATTGATGACGTCACAGCAACGCTGACAGCGGTGACTGGACTCCGTGTAATAAATGATGCAACCAAACTTGTCGCCAACTCGGTGTATTTGGATGCGCCAAACTTCACGACTATTGCAGGCAACGGCAACGTGGTGCGCCTCGAGTTCCCCGTCAAAGTGATCGGCTCGGGCCCAGCAGGTCTGCCGGTACTGCGTCAGATCCTTAGCATTGTTGCAACCGTGCTTAGTTCCAAGATCATCGTCATGGGTGGCCGTCCGTCAAGCCTTGAGATCGGTGGCGCGTTGTATCCGTGCTACGACCTTGATTGCGCTATCCAAGCCCAGACTTCGTAATCCACAACTAAGCAACACAAATCATCTACTATCAGAACATAACCTAAGGAGCATTTATGGCCAGTAGCACTTACCTCTCGAACCCAGTCCTCACGATTAACAGCGTTGATTTGACCGACATGTGCAGCGCAGCGACATTGACCTATTTGGTTGAAGCGCTTGAAGACACCGCGTTCGGCACTAACTCACGCAGTTATACCGCTGGCCTTGTCAACAACGAAGTGACCTTGACGATGTACGCGTCGTTTGCAGCAACCGAAACTTACGCAACGTTGTTCCCATTGGTTGGCACTAAGACCAACATCACCTTGACCCCAGCGTCAGGTGCAGAGTCAGCAACTAACCCAAAGTTTATTTTGACTGGTTGCTACCTTGAATCATTGCCAGTTATTAACGCATCCCTTGGCGAGTTGTCAACCTATGACCTCACGTTTATGGGTGGCGCGCTGACGCTTGACGTAACCGCATAATTAACGGCTCCAAGCCGACATAGGAGAAACATGAAAATCAAGTTGCAGTTAAAGCGCACGCCCGACAGCGCACCCGAGTATTACTACACCAACCTGTTTGTAGTTACTGAATGGGAACGCCTTGAGCGTCGCAACATTCAACAACTTTCCGCAAACCCGTTGTACTCGGATTATGCCTGTTGGATGCACACGATCTTAAAAATCAAAGGCGAACAAGTTGGTGACAACTGGCGTGAATGGCTTAGCAAAAACCCTGACATCGACATTCTGCCGGTACTGGACGAGACAGACCCAAACCCTACGGACGCGGCACCTACCGCCGCCAACTAGCAGAGATATTGGTCGCGGTCGGTTGGTGGCCTAGCGACATTGTGTTTGACGCTCGAGATATGGCAACGGTCATTAAAGTGCTTAACGAGGCAAACAAAAAAAGGAAATAACGTGGCGGAAGTATCGGCAAAGATTGAGGTTGTAGGGCTAAAGGATGCCTTAAAGACCCTCAACAAGATTGACAAATCTCTGCGCCGAGAAATCACCAAGGACTACAAAAAGATTGTTCAGCCTGTTATTGACGATGCAAACAAACTTGTGCCTACTGGCGTTCCGTTGTCTGGTATGGCGCGCAACTGGCAAACCCGATCAGGGTTCCAGATCTTGCCGTGGATACCTGGCATGAAACAAAAGATCGCTGCCAAGATCAATACTCGAGCGATCAAGGAATACAGCGGAAACAAAACCAATGTGGGCACGTTTGCCATTCAATGGAAAGGCGCGACTGGCACAATGTTTGACACGTCCATGGCTGGCTCATTAGGGCGCGCGCTAACTGCACGCTATGGCAGTCGTTCGCGAGTAATGTGGAAAGCGTACGAGCAACGCCAAAATGATGTCATGTCCGAGATGGAGCAATTGGTCAAGCGCGTCATGGATGAAGCGAACAGAGAGACCACGTAATGGCAATCAATATCCCGATCATTTCAGAGTTTGACGGCAAAGGGATTAAGAAGGCTATTGCCCAGTTCAAGCAACTGGAAACAACATCGGAGAAAGCCCAGTTTGCGATTAAGAAGGCTGCGGTGCCGGCAGCTGCGGCGCTTGGCGGTTTGGCGTTGGCGCTCGGTGATGCGACCAAGGCTGCGATGGAAGATCAGCAGGAGCAGGCGGCGTTAGCGCTTACTTTGCAGAATGTGACAGGTGCAGGTAAAGCCCAGACCGCACAGGTTGAGGAACAGATTAGCGCAATGTCTCGAGCGTCTGGCGTTGCTGACACCGAGTATCGCTTGGCATTAGAAGCACTTGTGCGCGGTACAAAAGATGTGGACATGGCCATGCGCGACATGAACCTTGTCATGGACATAAGCACGGCGACAGGCACAAGTAGCGCCACCGTTGCAGACGCGCTCGCCAAGGCATACCAAGGCAACTTTAAGGCGTTGCGATCGTTGAGCCCCGAAATGGCAACGATGATTAAAGAAGGCGCCAGCCTTAACGAAATCATGGACGTGCTTGGCGGTACGTTCGGCGGTGCTACGGCTGCAAGCGCGGAAACCGCAGCAGGCAAAATGAAGATTCTGTCTAACTCCATCGGCGAAACAAAAGAGTCAATTGGTGCAGCGCTGTTACCAGTAGTTGAGGCCGTGCTTCCGATCCTCAACAAGTTTGCTATGTGGGCACAAGACAACCCACAAGCATTTCTAGCAATCGCTGGCGCGATCGGTGCAGTAGCCGCCGCAATTGTTGTCACCAACATCGCCATGGCACTCAACCCGTTTGCCCTAATTGCTGCTGGCATCGCATTGCTTGTCGTGGCGCTTGTGACTGCGTACAACAAGTTTGAGTGGTTTCGTGACGGAATTAAAGCAATTGTCAACACGGTAATCGGATTCTTTGCTGGCATGGTCAACGCTGCGATCGGCGCGGTTAACGCAATCGTCAGCGCGTACAACTCAATTCCGTTATTGCCTGATTTGCCTAAAGTGCCAAACTTGCCTGTGCCACAGATTGGCGGAACACCAACACAAGTTGCAGGGCGTATGAATCTTCCGCGCTTGGCCGAGGGTGGCATCGTGTCGAGTCCTACGCTTGCTTTGATTGGTGAGGCTGGCCCAGAGGCAGTTGTGCCGTTAGATCGCATGCAATCAGGTGGCGGTATTACTATTAACGTCACAGGTGGTCTTGCCACTAGCGCAGAGATCGGTGAGTCGGTCGTTAACGCTTTGCGCGCCTATTCGCGTAGCGCTGGGCCGTTGCAGTTACAGGTGGCGTGATGCCAGGCGTAGCAGTCGTTGACTCGGGCAACTATGACCTACAGATCGCCACAGGGTTTGTGCAAGATGCGTTTATTCTTGACGACGCTGTTAAAGGCGTATTGAATAACACCGAGTATGTGCTGGACGGCACGACCGAGTTTGCCGATGTGATG